CGTGGCATACAGTGTGATTAGGGACTACTTGAGGTTTACGACACCCGGCGTGCTCAAAGCTGACAAGGCCCCAACCTTCGCCATCGGCTGTGTTTAACCCAACGTCCGTGGCGTTATAGATCCGGTTCAGAAGTTCATCCGGCGGCGCATCTAGATAAGAGATTGAATTTGAGGTCAAGACAAGTCGGTTAAATGGGTCCAAACCGTACCGTTCCATTTCCCTTTGGAACATCGGCATGATGTCCCAACCCAGATCTTTTAGACCCATGTGCAGATACAACATGGTATCTGGTTTGTCTACAGCAAACTTGGCGAACGCCTGGACCGTCAGATCAATACGTTTTCTGGGTTGGTTTCTGTTGCCGTTGAAGACAATGAATTTGTCTTTCGGGAGACCCAGGCTGTCGCGAGCTTCATCGCGGGACATAGGTTTGAACCGCTCGCTGTCAACGCCGTGCGGCAGCACTGCCATTCGCTGCGGATTGATCTTGTGTTTCAGCAAGCGCTCCGCGCTGCCCACGGTGAACGTCGTGGCCAGATCCCAGTGCTCAATGTTTCGGAGCATGTCTGGGTAATAAGCCTCACTGTCTGTAGGGAAGTACGCCAGAAATTTAAAGTTGTGCTGCTCTTTCAGGAAGTGAATTTTCTCCCAAACCTGATTGAGTACCCATATGTCATTCAGCCCGATAAATACGTCAGGTTTGACTTTGGATACGATTTCGGGAAGACGCTGCAGCCCAAATCGATCCGGCGCGTTCACCGTGGCGGCTGGGTAGATGTCAAACGGATACTCGTGCGGATCCCCGACTGAGTTAATCCCGATTACTGTAACGTCGTGATCTTTATGTAGGTGATCTAATACGCTGTGTGTCACTCGCCCGAAGCCGGTATTAGAGCACGCGTCTCCATACCAAAGAACTTTCGCCATTCGGCTGTAGAATCTCGATAGAGCTACTATAGCAACACTGTCAGGATATTGACATGCCTAGCCGGGAGTCCTTTGCCTATCGCCGTGGGGCGCAATTTAAAGCAGTTCGTGCGCAGGAAAGCGCTCCAGTAACCGTAGATAACATCTATACTAAAGCGGCAAATGACTTCCAGACCTTCTGTACGGTGCTGGATAAACCACCCGCTAAGCACATGTTAGAGTGGCACCAGCACTTAATTACAGGCGAGTCTAATAAGTACCTGCTGGATATTGCAGGACCTAATCTTGACATTTTAAGTCCACGAGGGCCTTTGCATCCAGACACAGAAGTTGCAACCCCCTTGGGCTGGAAACCGCTTAAAAATTTAAATATAGGAGATTTGGTCTACGGGGACGACGGTGAACCGACAGAAGTTTTAGATGTAATGTCTTATAGTTCTACAAAGTTGTTTGAGGTGACGTTTTCGGATGGAACTTCAATGGTTTGCGATGCGTCGCATCGGTTTGATGTCAGACGCATGGGAACAGACCCAAAGGGGACCTACCGTACAATGACTTTGCAGGAGATAAAGGATTTTGTTACTACTGGGATTAAAGGTAACTGGAGGACCGGAATTCAGCGCACAGTGCGTCAAGCGTCGCCAGGAGAAACACCGTGGTTGGATACAAGAGGTCACAGTAGGTATCAGGTTCCGGTTACTGCTCCTATTAATTACCCAGAAGCTGATTTACCTCTTCATCCTTATTTAATTGGTGTTCTTCTAGGGGATGGAGGTTTAACAGATAAAACTTCTATAAACCTCACAACTACTGATACAGATATAGTTGATTTTATTAATACTATTTTGCCTAAAGATACGGTTCTAGTAGAGCGGTCGTATGAGTCTCGGAAGTACTCATATCAGTTTCAAACGACTCAAGGTGTGAAAAAAAATATTATAGATGGCAGAAGGGGAGGATTTAAAAAAGAACTTTCTCTGCACTTAGAGAACTTGGGTATGCGAGGTAAAGGAGCGTTAGAAAAATCTATCCCTAGACAGTATTTATATGGGTCTATAAAACAGCGCGAGTGGCTTCTGCGCGGCCTTATGGATACAGATGGCACACGGATGTCGCGCAGCCAGTCTGAAAGCGATTCTGGTCGCGGAGGGCTGGCGTTTAGTAGCTCTAGCCTACAACTTATTACAGACTTTATAGAACTTGTGCGCTCTTTGGGTGGTGTTGCGCATTTTAACAAACCATACTATCCGCATTACTTTAAAGGCAAAGAAAAAGTTGTAAGTAAAAACTTAGCTTATAGGTGCAGTTTTGCATTGCCTGCTGACATTAAACCGTTTTTTTGCAAACGTAAGTCTGCCGTTTATAAAGGTCCAGTATCTTCTAGATCTAATCGAGGTATCGTCCGATCCATTATAGACATTAAACCGTGTGGGGAAAGCCCTGTAATGTGTATACGTGTAGCTAATCCAAAAGAACGTTTTGTTATAAAAGATTATGTAGTTAGCAAAAATAGCGCCAAATCTACTGTCTTGAATTTATTTACTGCATGGATTATTGGGAGACACACCAGCGCCCAGTTACCCTTACAGATTATTTACGTTTCGTACAACATCAATACGGCTATACCTAAGAGTCGGATTATCAAGCAGATAATTGACTCGGTTGAGTTTAAGAAGATATTCCCTCGCGTGAAACTAAAGACGGGGATGCAGTCAGACGTTGGCTGGTCTATTGACTTTGACTACGCAGGCATCCCCCGCGTAGGTGATGAAGAGTTCACTCTAAGAGCTGCAGGATTAAGAGGATCAATTACGTCAAAAAGGGCTCACCTAGTTATAATCGACGACCCTATAAAGTCTAGCACCGACATTAAAAACCCTACCATTAGAGAAGAGATGAATAACAACTGGTCTTCTGTGATCTCTCCGATTATTTTTGAAGGTGGGCGCTCTATATGTCTAGGGACGCGCTTCCATCCACTTGATATTCACAAAACTCTCTTTGTGGAGTCTAAAGGCTGGAAGCAGGTTACGCAAGAGGCTTTGACCTATGACAACCATGGTAATGCGATCAGTTACTGGCCTGAGCAGTGGTCTGTGAGTTACTTGCAACAGCAGAAGGAACTGGACCCCGTGGCCTTTGCCTTCCAGTATCAACAGCAGCCCGTACTGACTTCTGATTTGATCGTTTCGCCTGAGTTGCTTGTCAAAGGTGAGGTAGTTACAGAGTTTGATTCGCTAGCGGTCGGCATTGACCTGTCTGCCAGCAGGAACGAAACCAGCGACTACACGGCTTTCGTGTTGGGCGGCAGGCTCAAGGATATGTATTACATCATCGATGCGCACCAGTGCCGGAGTATCGGCAACTTAGAGAAGATAGATTTACTGTGTGACATGTTATTAGAGTGGGGTATCTTAGTTAAGCAAGACAACATTTATGCTCCTACATACTCCACGGTGACGCTCGTGGTTGAATCCGTGGCGTATCAAGCGTCCCTAGCGGCGGACATCAAACGAGTTTTAATTAACGAGCGTGAGTTGACGAATTTAAATATCCATGAAGTTAAAGGGTTCCGGGGCGACAAGCTGTCACGTTTCCGAGGTACACTTGGTATTCTTGAACACAAGAAGGTGGTGTTTAACAAATATCGCAAGTTTGATGCGCTGTTTGAACAGTTGATTAATGTGGGTGCTACGTCTCACGACGACTTACTAGATGCTTACACGCATCTAATCACTTTTCTCCAACGCCGTGGTAGTTTCTCAATCGAGTACTGATATGCGGAAGATCTGGGTCGCAATTACAGCCCACCGTCCTTTAGATCGTTTAAATGTTTTGTTAGACACTATTTTTCAATACACTTTATTTCCGTTTAAAGTTACTATTTGTGTTTACATTGATTACGACTCTCAAGACAGCTTAGAGTTTTTAGAACGTTCTGTCAGTATTTTTGACAATGTAGATGTACAGGTTAAGGTTGCTAGCCCTGGCTACGAAGGTTGGTTTCTCACCTGGGCGCACAAAACAGACCTAGCACTAGAGATACTCAATAAGCGTCATGACTATTACATTTATCAAGAAAATGATATGACTTTGACGTTAGAGAATTTCAACTACTGGCTCGCGTGGAAGCCACGGCTGCACGAGCTGGGTTTTGAGCCTGGGTTTGTACGCTACGAAGAATATGACGGTATGTTAGTCCCTTTTGATAATCACTATGAGTATTCTTTAGTTAAAAAAACACCTAATGTTTGGGCGGATGTAGGGTTTACTGTTCCTAAGATTTTAGTTGTTGATCATGAAATTAGTGTATTTGTACAAGCTGCAAATCCGTATTACGGAGCGATGATTTTAGATCAACACGATGCTATGCAATACATTCGTTCCGACAGCTATGATCCGCAGAAAAGTTACGAGCGCATCGGTATTAGAAACTGGCCGATTGCTGATAGAAGTTCCATGGGTTTAGCGTTTGAGGGTGTCCCAGCGGGGTACGAGCACCGTCGCTGCGTTCCCTTGGTGAAAAAAGATGGAAAGTATACGCTCAAAACATCAAGTTTGATTAAACATAACGACTATAAATACGCGCCAGAACTTAGAAGAAAAGGGGTTAAAGTCATGGACTACAAAGATATGTTTGTCTTACAGTGAAACTTTCGCGAGGTGCAGAGTACGTAAAAGTCTGCTATATTCTCGATGGTCTCAACTGCACTCAGGTGCTTAAAAGGCCAGACGCATATCTGTTACGCAAGTATCTAGCTAAGCATGACGGAACAATCTACTGGTTCAATGCAGCCTAATGATCTGACTGGCGTCCTTGACGAGCGTGGCAGTCGGTACGGAAGTTTTCGCGGCCACGCTGAAGTGACTCAACGGCTAAAAGAAGTCTTCTGGGAGGAGCTGGCAAAGAGAAATAAAAAGTTAGATGCTGATCAAATGGAAGCTTTAGAGATGATTATGCACAAAATTGGTAGAATTATTAATGGTGACGCTGATTATGATGATTCTTGGAGAGACATTGCAGGGTACGCTATGTTAGTCTGCGATCGTTTGAATGGAGTTATTCGCTAGTACAATCCTGGCGTTTAGGCTAGACTTACAGAAATAGTTTTTTGATATGGATCTTCGAGCGTTTGGTGGGGTTTATCCGTATCGAGCTGAAGTTCCGTACGCTAGCGGTTTTGGGTTTGCTCCAGATCCTACGGGAGCGAGCGGCGTTCAGTTTGCTGCGTGTAGAGCCTTGTTTATAGAAGCCAAATCCAGTGGAGCAAAAGGTTTTCTCGCTGTGCAGCTCTCTGATGCTCCAGGTCAGATTTTGCGGGCAGATCATCTCGTAGGAGACACGATATACCCTATATCTTGTACAGCTGTCTCCAGTGGAGACGTTGAAGGCGTTTTTGTGCTCTACTAATGGCTGAAATCGCTAAGAAACGGGATCCTCAAAAGTGGGCGAGAGCCAAGGCTAAGGCTCGGGCCAAACTTGGCGGCCACAGTGCGCGAGCGATGCAGCTTGCGACTAAATACTATAAAGATATGGGTGGGTCTTATGAAGGTAAAAAGTCTTCTAAGAACCGTCTGTCTAAATGGAGCAAGGAGGATTGGCAGACTCGCGAAGAGTACGAAAAGTCCGATAAGTGAGTTCCGTGGAGCACTCTGATTCTCTAAAGCCAAAGCTGTTTCTAGAGAAAACAGTAACGACTTTGGTTGAGAGCTGCCCCACGGCCACCGTGGATATTGAAGAAAACATCAAAAACCGAAACTGGACAATAGACAAATTTAAATACGGTCCCCTCAACCCGGATTATCCCGATCCTGGTTTTTGGGAAGCTAAAGCAGACATGTGGAACACAGATATTGATCATGCGATGTCAGCTCGCTGCGGAAACTGTGCGGCCTTCGATCAGTCTCCGCGAGTTTTAGAGTGTATTATGGAGGGAATTAATGAAAATCGCGCTGCTCATCCCGAAGACGTAATGGAGTTAGCCGATCTTGGATACTGTCAGTTATTTAAATTCAAGTGCGCGGCTAAGCGCAGTTGCGACGCGTGGGTTCACGGAGGCCCGATTCAGTAAT